AAAAATAAGATGGATAAAATATATTATTTACCACCCTGTGATTCTGTACCGACAGACCTGAAGAGATTGGTTGAATTGGTATGTTCAATCTTGTCGACGCGGTTATAACCAAATCGTTTTCATTTGCCAATCCTAGTATTTTTCCAATACCATACTTGTTGTTGAATCTTGGAGAATATGGGTCAACACCCCTTTGAAAAATTGTTATGTATTGGTTATTGAAATCTTCAAATGTTTGACTCAGACAGAAATTTGGTGCTGGGTCTTCTTGTCCCCAACTTCCTGGAAAGTTCTTTCTAACATTGTAATAACTCTGTGTACAAGAACTCATAATACCCGCAAAGGTTGATGAGTTACTTGTGTTCCAAAGTTGTGCCGCCTCGGAAATTGTAAGTGCGGTAACGACTTGGAAATATTCAACATCCATAGGAAACTTGTAATTGTCCTCGGTTGTACCTGTATTCAAAAAGTATTGTAATGACTGTGCTTGAGTTTGATTACTTATATTACAGTAATTAACTGTTACTGAACGTGCACCTACACCTTTAGTTAATCCACTAATACCTGTTATAAATTCGGTACCTGTAGATGCTGTGTAAGTAAAGTTTACATCACCTGATGTAAATGGGTCAATTGTTGTATATAAAGAACCCGATGCTAATTTTGTGTTGGTCAGCACTGTTATGGTATTGTCGTAGTGACTTTTTCCAATGTTATCGATATGGTTAAATGAAACAGAAATTCTATTTACACCATCAAAATACTTTTTTCTTCCATTAAATAGGTTTACTCTATCTCCGTATGTTAATTGTTGACTGAAAGCAAAAACCTGTCTAGGTGAAGCTCCACTATCAGGAAGTCTAAGAACTTGGGATTCTGGTGCTTTATAAATCTTTATATCATTTTTTCCATCTGACCTACCTGCCAATGTTTGTGAGAATAATAAAGTTAAAACACCACTATCATCTTCGGTTGGTAAATTAGTATCTTCATCATTGTCTACATTAGTGTAAGTATTTCTACTTACTATAGGTAATAGTCTATCGTAATATAAAGCAGGGTTTGTAAGTTGGGTTAATATACTTGTTGCATTAACATCCCCGCCCTCTCTTGTTTTTTCTTCATCACATTCACAAGCTTGGCAATCGGGATACTGAATCATCGGTATTTTGAACTTACCAAATCTGTACCTTATAATTTTTCTGAAATTTATAGTAATGATAATTGCGATTGCTAAATTGATAATACCTTTTATTATGAATTGTCCAATCGCACCCACTGCGGGGAATATCAACCCAGCAATCACGAAGTTGATAATGGCCTCTCTGAAGAAATATGCGGTTATGAATACTAAGAAAGGTACCGCAAAATTATTCCACAAGAACGCTAGAAAATGAAATATAACGAGTAGGGGTACTCCTACAATTTGTAGAACTTGTATTATTAAAGCGAATAAAAAATAAAGAAGGTCAAAGTTTCTGAAACCTTCATTAACAGGAAATTTATTGACCGTGCTCTCACAGTCTTGACTATCAATTTCTTTGATTCCTATGAATTTTCCCTTGTTACCATTTTTAAACTCGTCAATAAAACTTGAAACAGTGTAAACTTTATTGTAAATGAATTCATAAAATGTATCCTCACAATTTATAACTTCAGTAAGTCTATCTATCTCTTCTTGACCTGTAAATCCTTGTGTATACCCTGACCAATCCAAACCGAAGTAGTAAGAACTATTGAGTCTATCTTTTTGTATTTGTGATGTTCCTGAGGATATATTTGGGTCTTGTGGAAGGCTGTTCCATCCATACTCTTTAATGTTAGGAATTAAATAATATGGTCTCTTAGTTTGTTCAGTTAGTGTTGGTGGTTGTTGCCATTTTATTTTGAATCTATATTTTCCTTTTGTAGGTATACCGATGGTTGGGTCGTTTGATATAACTCTTTCCCCAAACTCGTTTGTGATAAGATAATCCAAATTCATAGGTATCTCAGTCAACCAAACTCCATTTCCATCTATAACATTTCCCGCTTGTTCCAATTCATATTGTTCAAGGATAGGATTACCATTCTCATCTTGCTGTATTGTTTGTCTTAATGCTAGAATTTGACCAGGACCTGTGGTAAGTTGGCAAAGATTACCCATGTTATCCCTTGGTTTAGCATTTTTTCTAACTCTCATTTGGTCAGCAGTTGATGTGAGTGAACCCATGAATACTGCTGTTGGCTGAATATCTATATTTGCATCATCCCTCAAGTCAAAATCAACTCGATTGATTGCGATTTGGCACGTATCAGGGTCACCCCATAACGGAGCAACCTCAACACTTTTGGTCAAATTTATAATTTGAGGTAGTGAATTTAAATCTGTTGATGTTCTAAATCTGTTACCCGCAACTTGACCTTCCGTTGCTCTTCCAACTCTAATCAAATCTTGTGGGGTCAAGGAAAATTCACCTATGTCGGATAGGTCCACATCCATAACAAGTTGTTGTGTACCAACAGGCACACCCATAATCATGTAATCACCACTGTCGTTAGTCTTTGATGTGAATTTGTAATACTTATCGTAAATTTCAACCGCGGTCGTGCCTGTTAGTGCGTCGGCTCTAGTAGGAAGTGTTCCAGAAGCTGCGTGTCCTGTATAAGAAGCTTCGTAAGGTAGAAGATTATATCGATACCCATCTTCATTTTTGTCTGTCGGTGACTTGTATGGATATATACTTGAAATTACAGGATTAGATTCATCTACTTGTTGAATAGGAATGAATACAGATACTCTAGCATTAGGTAATCCCAATCCGTTGTTTGCTGTAACTCTACCTACAATAACACCATAATCGGCACAGGCTCTTGTGTATACATCAGTCTGTTGTATAGTCAAAGACAAGATTTCCAAAAATTCAAAATCTTGGTCTAATTGTAAGTTTAATGTTTTGTTGACTCCTAGTTCGGTTCTAATTCTGTAGGATTGACCCATCAAATTCTTTATGCAATAAATAGTTTAAGTGTAATTTTCCAAGGACATTATTACACAACTTAAAAATAAGTCAAATCGAATCTAAATAAACTGATTAAGAAAAAGTAGTAGACTCAAAGTTCTTAACCGATACTTTGATGTCTTTTGCGGGGTATCTTATTTGGTAAACTTGTGATGGTTGTGCAAATATTGTATTGTCTACAGGTTGAATTTGTTTAGTTTCAGGGTCTAAGTATAACATAGAAGTTTCAGCCGAAGAATATTGTCCCCCAACTTTATTAAAGACCTTAATTTCTGTAACAGATAAAACCCCGTTTTCATTTTGGATAATACTGTTAATCTCAGACAAGTTTACATTTTGTCCTAATTCTCTTACCTGTGGGTCCATGTACGCAGCTAATCTATCAACAACTGCAGAAATTACTTGTCCTGAGTTTTGTGCCGAATCAAGTACAATACTAACTTCAAAACTCAAATCAATTACTTCAGCTGAGAGAATTGAAATGTAGTCATTCATCATTCTGTAGTTTGATAAGTAGGTTGCAACATTTTGTCTAATGGTATTTGATACCATATTGGTCAACTTTCCTGAAGTATCATAGGATAGAAGTTGAATCAAAATTTTGTTATCGTTTTCTGTAATTGAAACTTTGGCTGGTGCTCCGTACTCTGAAGGCATTGTTCTAATTAAAGATTCATAGTCTCTAATTGTAACCGCTCTTTTCTGTGCCGCAAAGTTGTAAGCCACATAGTTTCTAACTTCGTCTACTGAAGGTACTCCCGCTCCGCCTACTGCAGCGGTTACGTTTGTACATCTGAGTGAATTTACAACGGCAGAGTTTGTTGATTCTGAAGGTCCATTTACATAGAAAGAAACTGTTCCAATTTGATTGATTACATTTGTTCCAAGGTTTGTTGCTAAACCACCACCAACTCTGTATTGAATAAAAAGTGTTGAGTTTGGAGCTAATGTTGAACCAAGTGAAATGTTATTAGAATATCTTTGGATATCCGCAGTAAGACCTAAAGTAGTAAATTCATTTAGAGCATCTTGAGCGGTGTTTGTTCCACCTCCAAATGTTAACTTTTTGAACCCTTCGGCTGTGAATTCGCTTATGAAACGATTGGCTGTTTGAATATATCTTCCAACTTTAACTCCAGGTTGGTCAGAAACTTTAGTTGGGTCTTCTACGAATATTCTATCTTCCGCAAGAGTATCAACTTCGTACCATCTATTTTGTGCACCTAAAAACTCTGCAACTGAGGGAACGTTTGTGTATTCCGTACCATTCTTAAGTAAAACACTTGTAATTCCCAAAACATTCTTCTCAGGTAAAAATAACTCAAAGAATGGTTTTACATCATTTGGAGTGATAACTCTTTTGAAAACTTTTGTAATACCGTTAACAACTAATTCTCTTTTGGTGATTGTATAGTTGATAAGGACATTGTTGGCGTTGAAATTAGGAATTTTCAATCTGTTTGGAAAACCCTGTGAATTATAAGGTGATGCAAAATCAATGTCGTGAATGTTTTCAAAAACAATACCCGCACCGACAACTTGAGAGCCTCTTGTTAAGACCCCGAGATATCTTTCATCTTCTTTATCACCAAATGCTGGAACTGTAATTGAAAAATCAACTAATGAAACAGATGGTCTTTGACCTGGTACTTTAAGACCGTAAGTCCTTGCTATGTTGTATACTGATGACCTTTGTTGTGCATATTGAAGAACTGTCTCTTGAATACTTCTATCGATATTATAGTTCAAGTTATCTGCAACTGCAGCGTTCAAATCCAAAAACACAGAAAATACCGAGGCATCGTTAAAGTCTTGAATGAGTTCAGGGTAATATGTTCTCACATAGTTTAATAACTCAGTTCTAATTCCCTGATAATCTCTTGTTGCGTATGATATTTTTCTATTTGCCATCTATGTTAAATATTGATAATAACGAAATCACTTTGTCCAAACGCGTTTCTTTCTGTTGAATAATCTATTCTTACCTTTGCAGTATATTCAGAGGTTCCTTTACCAGGCACTCTATAGATGTCGTACATCCTCGGGTCAGTGACTGTTCTACTTGTAGTTGCAGGTACTTCATCATCAATATTTGCAGGTTCAATTGTTATTTGATTCAACAATAATTGTGGCATGAACTGTGAAACTGCGTCTCTGATATCAGATTGTATTGCATCAAACGTAAGACCATCGTATGGTTCAAATATAAATTCATAGATTCTAGTTCCGAACTCAGGTAAAAAATATCTAGACCCTTTCCTTGTTAAGATAAGGTGAATCAAGTCAGCTTTAATTTGCTGAGTTTCAAATTCCGTAAGTGCTAAGTAGTCCCCTTTTCTAGAATCCCTGAAAGGAAAATTTATACCATATGTAATCCCGTCTGCCATATAGTGATAAATATACTTTGATTATTTTTTTATTGTAGTATTTCCCTTTTGTGCTTTAGGCTCATAGGGACAATGTCTACAACCATTACCACAACAATATCCCCTGTCTAAGTGATATTGTTCAGTCATAACTTTTCTTCCGTTTTCTGTATAGAAATAAGAAGGGAGAAGTTTTACCTTCTCCCTTTTGTTTTGGTTATTTTCCATAGGTTATACCAATGTAATCTCACAAGCACCGCCAGCACATGCAAGTTCTCCACTCAAATCAGTCTCATCGTTATTCTCAACAATCTTAGATAAATCAACATCTTTTAGTGTGAGCATCAATTCTTCATATTTTTCTTTTGTGCAATCCTCAAAAGGTGCTTGGACGTAAGTTCCTCCGTTGTATGGGAGACATGAAAGACCATTGTAGT